CTCTCTAGTCGTTTCTTTTCTTCTTCTAAGTATTCTTTTAACATAAAGACATAGACCTCTCGCTCGAACGGTAACATGTTATCAATATCTGATAAAGCATATTTGTGGTACTGCATCAAGGCAAAATTCATTTTATAATGATTCACCAAGCTGTCATGACAAAGGTTTATTAAAAAAAACTTTGCATTCCCTCCAAGTGGACGGTATGCGCTTTATTACAAACAGGACAATTATAATTAATAGTGTGGGACAGCTTTGGCATTGTATCAAAGAAACTTTGTATTTTACTGAACTGTTCAGAAGTCAGATTGTTAATAAAATCCATTAACTCAGTTTCAGTTTGATCTTTTGAATAATACACTTGGTCAGAGTCATAAATGTAATCAATTGAAGACGCTACTAATTTAAATGTATCCTCAGCTGTTACTCCACCCTGCAGCTTTTTGATATCATCAATATTTGGGTATCTCATAACAACACCTACTGTTCCAAACAACTCTATTTTATTAGTGTGTCCTTCTTTTTCTTCAACATTCAATTGCGATAGATCTATTGTNTGTTGAATCTTAGATTTTGCGTTATCTTCTCCGTGATCTACATCACAGGATAAAACAATATCAACAGTTTCACCGACAGACTTAGATCTTAGCTGTGTGAAGATATATTCAATATCAAACATTGCTAATTTATTAACATCAATAGTTTCTGTAATACAAGATTTAATAACTTCTTTTAAAGTATCAATCATAACTCTAGGATCATCACTTTGCTGTGCCACTAAAAGTGCTTTTTGATCTTTAACTAAAAATGGTCTATATGTAACAGACTTTTTAGTTGACGGAACCACCAAGTTATAAATTGGTGTACTATTCTTTGGCAATGCCATAATTATTCTCCTTTAGACATATTCTTAATTAACTTATTCAACTCAGCAGTGCTACCTGTAAAGATAACATTGTTATTCGTCACTTCTTTTCGTGAACCTTCTTTTGGTCCATCTAACTTTTGTTTCTGTTGGTGTAGATCTAATAACTGTTGGTTAATATCAGCCAACTGTTTCATCAAATTACCAACAACTTCAAATGCTCTTGGATGCTCAGACTGCATAGCCACATCGAGTGACTTCTGTAGTGCTTCCTGCCCTTGCTGTAATAAAATACGAAGATTGTTACGAGTTGTATCATAATCTGCTTCAATTTTATTTGTAGAGTCGTTAATAACTTCTCCAGTTTTTGTTATCACCTCAGTGTTGCCCATTGGTTGTATCCCAAACTCAGTAGATAACGAATTATCAATCTTCATAATTTACCTCAATTTTGTATTTATTAGAATCTCAAAAGTCCTGGAAGTTTTGTAATACCATAAGTTATAGCTGAACCAGTTAAATAGTCTCCCGCTCTTTGTAGGAACGATTTATTAACTGTTTGTTGATAACCAGTAAAATCTTTATTAGCTCTTTCTATATCTTCAGATGAAACCTGTTCATATGTGTATAACACTTGTTTCGCATATGTTTCATGCCACTTAAATTGCATTGTAACATTCAATTTCATAACATCTTTATTATTATGGTCTAATTGAATAGACCCAACTGTTTTTGGATAACATTCGTGAAGAATCATATCATATCTACTATTGTCTTGTAGATCTTGTACTTGAATAGTCATATCACATACATAGTTATCATAATAATTAAAATTTCTTGTAATAGGATCTTGAATCTGATTTGTCCATCTATCAAATAATTGTTTAACTTTTAAATCACCATCAACATAAAAAGTTAAGCTACACGGATCATATAATTTTTCGTAAGGGACTTCTCTAAATTCACCATATGTTCTATTTTGTACTGTAGAGAAATTGGTTCCAGGAAGCTGAACACTATCGCAAAATAACAGAACATGTTTTAAGTTTTCTGGAAGGATACTAACAGGTGGAGTTAATAAGACGGCAAATCTATTCTGCCTCATCATACCAGATCCCCTTACCTGAGCAATAAATTCATTAATTGCTTTAGGTGTAGAGTCTTGCCTTGGAGTGTCTGCTGGTAGTAATGGCATTTTTAGCTCTTTCTAATTATCTTTCTGGAGTCTGCCCAGATTTCTTGTTTGGAAGCACCAACAAATCTCTCAACTGGAAGTAACATAGCAGTTGCCCAGTCAGAAGAAGTTACTTGTCTAAACTGAGATCTAACATGTCCAGAGAGATACTGTTTTATACATGGTTGTGCTGCTTTATATTTTGAAACACCATCAATCAATGCCCAAGAATACTTAATTCTAGTAGTCTCATCAAATCTTTGATTGTTTGCAAATACTAACAGATTATCTAACAACTGTATTCTTAGCTGATATGGAAGATAGTGCATATTCAATCCGATAAACCCATCTGGGGTTTTTCTAAATGGAAACACTAGTGGAAACCTGTCATAATACGGTAAATCTACCTTAGTCTTAGGATCATAAAGAAACATATACAGGTGTCCAGGTAACACTCTAGTTGCTAGCTGATCTGGATTACCAGCAAGCACCCTCGGAGGGGTGATTTGCTGCTTGGTCATTAATAAGACCTGTTGCTCAAACCACGAACGACTCTTCTTAACAGAAGTCTTTAAATCGTACTGGTTTCTCTCGAATACATCGAGTAATGTTTGTTTAGCCATAAGATTATTTAGGTGATATACCCAACTCGTGTTCAGTTATTATCTTAAACTCCCACCCTCTATCTTTAGCATAAATATTAGCAGCTTCCCATTTAGCTTGGTTTTTCATATACGCATAGGATTCTGTGAGATATCTTTTGGTTCTTTTCCCTGGATACACTGGTGCAATTGTTTGATATTTTGGCTTAACTTCTACTAGGTAAGTTTTTCCTGTATTAATAGTTATCTTAAAATCAACAAAATAGCGATGAATAAGGTTATCGGTCGGGCAACGATATGGGATTATAGTTTCCTCTGAACTCCATTTAATTATATTGGAGTTCTTATCGCACCAGTTAGCAAACATGGTTTCCCACGAACTTCTCATTATAATGTTCGTTGGGTCGCCTTTATACTTTTCTGGAAAAACTGGGGTAAACTTTCTTTTATGAAACATGCCTAAATAATATAAGTATTAACCAACTATTTAGTCCTAGGAAAAAAAACATGGCATTTGACCCAGACGCAAGTTTAGCCAGCATTACTGATTCTGGACCTCAGTCTATACCACTAAAAGGTGGTATAAAGTACGGAAGTCGTGGAAAAAATCCATCAGAGTTTTCTAATAAGTACAATACTGANCAATTTTCTTACCCAGACGATTTGCTATCGCCAACAGGAATATATGGTGGTAACTATGTAGTATTTTACATCAATGTTCAAGTAGACTCTAAACTTGGTAAACAAGATAATGAAGATCTATTTGTTAAAGAGATTACTCCAAGAGATCGTGGAGATTTGATTGCCACAGATGTATCAACCACAGAACTATTCGCAGCCAACGCAGGATTAAATGTTGGTGGTGCGTTATTAGGTAAAGCCCTAGGAGCAGGTGGTGTTTCAGGTAGTGTAGCTGCACTATCTACAGTCGGTGCTGCAGCAACAGCTAACTATGCAGCAACAGCTTCACGAGCACAGAAAAGATTAAAGACTGCCATCGCATTACATATTCCAAACCAGCTTCAAATTCGCTACGGAATGCAGTGGAGTGAAGAAGACACTTTAGCGATGGCAATGGCAACTTCTGGTATTGAAGAGATTTTAAAAGCAACAAGCAGTGGTGGTAAGATTAAAGATTTAGGTGATCCAGCACAGGCTATGGTAACTAACTTGATGTTATCAAAAGGACCAAATTCTGCCGCAAACTCTGCAGCTACAGGCTTAGCTGCAAACCCAAAGAAAGAACAAGTATTTAAAGGTGTAGATTTTAGAACATTCCAGTTCGAATACCAGTTCTTTCCTAGAAGTTCTGCCGAAGCAGAAAATGTATTAAGAATTATTCAACAATTTAAATACCACATGCATCCTGAATTTAAAGATGCAAATAATTTTGTTTACATATATCCATCTGAATTTGATATCTTCTATTATCAGGGTGGATTAGAAAATACACATATACATCGCCACACATCATGTGTATTGACTGAGATGAGTATCAACTATACTCCAAATGGTAATTTTACTACATTCGATAACGGCATGCCCACACAGATTAATGTTCAGATGTCATTCCGTGAGTTGGCTCTATTAACCAAAGATAAGATTGAGGATGGTCTATAATGTACTTTAAAGAATTTCCAGTATTCTTATACGATTTTAAATATGGTGATTTTGAAACTAAAACTCACATAGTTAAAGATATAACTAGGAATGTTCGTTTCAGAAAAGAAGTATTAGATAACATTGCAGTCTTTGACGAATATGATATTATGGATGGAGATACTCCAGAAATTGTAGCAGAACGAGTTTATGGAGACCCAGAATATCATTGGATTTTAATGTTGGCAAATCAGAGATATGATTATCTAAGCGATTGGCCACTAACAGATAATAATTGTATTAGTGCAGCTAAGGCTATATTCAATCCTACAATTACTGCAACAAGTTGGGTATATTCTAGCGGAAAGATTACTGTTACTGCTCCACTACATGGAATATTAGTTAGCCCTACTACTACAGTTACTGTTACTGGTGGTGCATTATCTCTAAC